CTGCAAGCGTAAATGATCCAATAGGACCATTTAACGGGTTGTTAGTTCCTGCGTTCGCAATATCATAAAATCCGTTACCATTAGGAGGTTGAGCTGTGAATATTCTTAATAATATTCTGTCATTGATGTTATTGTTAGTTGTAAAATATACAAAGTATTGACTGCCTTGAGATACTAGATAGTAATCCTCTGATGGGTTGAATAAAGAATCGTTTACATATACTTGTATCTGTATATCTGTTAGATATCCAGGATTATTAACTGCTGTAACTTCGACATAATTTGAAGCAGTAGTACACACTTGGAATTGTACTATAGGAATTTGATAGAAAGGATTTTGTACCCAGGTGTTTATATAAGTCGATTGACTTACTGATACCGCACCTTCTGAATTAATAGTTCCCGGAGCAGACAGTCCTGCTGTAAAATTTGTAGTCTTACCAACTTTTAAAAAGTTATTTTTAACCCATATTGTTATAATATTGTTATTTTCAATAACAGTAAATGTGTCGGTATTAAAATAGTTATTGAATAGATAATCGCCAATATTGTTTACATTTAGATATTCTAAAGGAAACCCTAATACAGAATCAGGTGTACCTGTACCTATGCGATATCCAAATAATTTTGTGCCTTGAAACGTGCTTCTATAATATGTAGCATCGCTATAACTAATACCATTCTCATCAAACACATCAAACAGCGGAGCTTGATTTAACGCTGTTTTTTGTTGAGAGAAAATCCATTCGGTTCCGTTGAACCACCAATTTTTTCCAGCATTTTCTGTACCGCGGAGAACTGAAACGCTAGAATCTGTTGTAGGAACATTATCAGTCGCAGGAGTTAAAGAAATAACATTATTTCCGTTGATGTTAACAAAACTAACTGTATATATTCTTCCTTTTACTAGATTATCTGTATCTGCATTAAAGATAACTCGATAACCGTCTTGCAGGAGTTCGCCATCTACATAGTAACCCGCCTGTCCTTCAACATTTTTAAATGCCGATAGTGTTAGATTATCGATAACGTCAACAGGTGCTGTAAATGTTGATCCATAATTATATAATTTTATGTTAGGATAAAATTCAACAATAGGACGTTGTGCTCTATTTTCGTATGGGAACACTACTGTTGTATTGTTTGCTTTTGCGGCCGCTGTTATAACATTTGCATGGCACCAACGATTTCCTCGGCTCCATGGATTTACATCTAGGCTGGCGCGGTTGATAGTTACATACTCCGGAGTCAACGGAATATTTGTAAAGTTATCAAATGGGTATTGATCAAAATTAGTAGCATCAAAATTAACATCTAAGTCAACTGGTGTTTGGCTACCGACAGACAACGAAGCCCAATCAGTTAGCGTTATTGCAATACCTACTCCCTCAACTACCCATTCCTTATCATTATAAGATGCTGGGGTTATGTTTCCGTTGAAACGGATTTTCATACCATTTGAAAATTGTATTCCGTTTCCAGATGTATATGTTGTCTTGCCTAAAATATCAGCTTCAACGTCTAATGCTGTGTTTTGTTCAAGATTCTTAACTACAAATTGTCCTACTATAGTGTCATCGTCGCCGGCGACATAATAGATAATATCGGGAGTGTTGTCATCTACAACAAATACAATTTGGCCAGCAGTACCTGCACCGTTGTTGCTTACTGTAGCTGTATAGGCATCCTGAGAACCACTGCTTATAGCGGTTTTAAACCAAACATTATGTATACTATCAACGTTGAATACATAAGTCATTCCTCTGTATAATGTAATTAAAGGATCTGGTGTTATACCGTCTGGAGTAAAAACAAAAATCTGTCTTGTTGGATCATCTGTGATAGTATATGTACTAACAGTAGCTTGTTGTATTCCTGTGATTTCTATCGTAGCCGGTCCGGTTGGTAACCAATAATATTCTGTGTAGTTTAAAAACTTATCTAGATCAACTTGCGGATCATAAGCATAGGTTACGCCTTTAAAAAGCCTATTATGGTTTTCAATATTACCGTTTTCAAATGCGATTTGATTTAGTATATCGTCATAGCCAACGACTTTTTTAATACTTTGTGCATTGTCTCTAACAATCAATGCTGGTTCTAATTGATAATCGCCTTCTAACTGATTGGCCGCAGGAATATATGTGTCAGTAGCTGGATTATAATTTGGACTTAGTGTGCTACCAATAAATCCACTGATGCGCTCTATGATCGGAGGTTGAACCAGTTGATCGATAGTACTGGTTAAAAATTTTGTATTTTTATCTGTTCGTAAGTATTCTGGTAGTAAATCTACTGCTCTACGTGTAGTAGAAGGATTTCCGATGTCGACAACATTGATAATTGAATTATTTGCCACTTTTATGTTCCGATTGTGTTAACAACAATACTTGCGGTAGTGTTGATTTGTGAAGCTGTCAATGCACTAATAACTTCTATGTCGTTAATAGTTGCTCCGCTTACGAAGATTTCGTTTGACTGGCAGGCTATTTCAAATAGGCTACCAAATACTATATTTGTTTTAGGTACAAGTACAAAGTTAGTTATGTCAGGAGTCATTATATTCATGACATAGGTTGCTAATTCACCAAAATTAAATTTCTGACCAAAGTCCCAATTCTCTATCGCAAAGAAATCATTGATTGCTTGTAAAATACCTGTGCTGATTTGATTAGAACTTAATGTGCTTGTAGGACTTTGAACAGCTTTAAATGTTCCTTGGAGCTGTACAGGAGCTTGACTGCCGAATAGCACTTTGTAATTTGCATTGTGATATATGATAGTATCACTGATACTTTTTATTGGTTCTAACAGCGAAGCATATTGAGATTCTAAACTGTTTGTTGACGGTGCAACTGGTGCTCCAGTTGTTGCGCCAGAAGATAACCATCTACGATATGCTGTATCGTAAGCGGAAGATAATAGATAGATATCTACAATATTTGTCTTGCTTGGATCTAATCTACGTTCTTCTCCTGCATTATGCTGATACTGGAACTTAAGATTTCCACGGCCTGGTTTAACAAAATAGCTAGGTTCTAATTGATATGTATAAGAATTAGTAGAATCTGCGTATGTTGTTACTGATGTTATACTCTTAACAACATCTGCTGTATAGAAATAAATCAACTGTCCAACTCCGTACAGCCCGCCAGTTGTTGGAACTGTAGTTTCATCCGGATAGGCAACAAACTGACTAGAGTCAACTGTTTTATAGCGCAAGCCATCTGCTAGTGTCATAAAATAAACAAAGTTACATAGATATCCTGTTTGAGGACTTACTGTCTCTGGACTAACAATATCCATAAAAGAATCCGGATTGTCTATGTTACCATCATTATTTGCATCATAAAAACTAATTTTAACTTTTTTAGGTTCAACATAACCGTCTGGGTCTATAACTGGACTGTCTATTTGCCAGTTAAAGTCCTGACCAAGATGATCGATGGTTGACGATGCTAGTATACTCTGAGAAGCATTGCCAATAGTCACGCTAGAATTAAGAGTTACGTTTGTTCCAGAGTTGGCTATATAATAATTAGAAATAGAACCATTAGTTAGGAAAGGAATAACAAGAGCATTGCCGATCGAGACTGAGGGTGTACTAGTATAACCTGAACCAGGAACATCTATACTAAGTCCTAAAAGATTACCTGGACCAACAGATGATACAACAATGATTGAATTAGAACCACCTGACGGTATGATTTGATCCCCTACTTTATAACCATGACCGGGGTTGACTATAACCGCACTAGTGATCGCTCCATTTGTTTCTGTTATAGTCACTGTCAAGCCTGCACCTGCGCCATTTGTAGTAGTTGCAATAGCAGTACCGTTACTGTATCCAGAACCCCCGCCAATTATACGTATACCTGTAGCAGGACCGGCAGTTGCCGATATTGTAATTTGTGCCGGTGTGTAGCTGTTAGGAGACCAATTTACTCCTAATACCTTGATAGTATCTTTAATCACACGGTTGTTGATGTAGTCATAATTCTGTGAAGTATTATCAATATAAAATGCAGTTTCTGCCGCACTCTCAAACAAATAATCTAGTATTCTATAATAGACGTTATAACTGTTTCCAGTCCATTGAAATGCAATCATCCAACTAGCATCTTTATTGGCATTGGTTGTGTCTCCTTGATAAATCAAATCAAAGGGACTGTTAAGATCTAAATTTGTATCAACTACAACAAACCATTGTCTAGAAATTCTATCAAAGCTCAATCCAAAGTTTCGGTTGATTAATCCAAGATTAACTATTTGATTTTCTAACGCATATGACCAATTAGTAACAAACGTTGGAATAACTTCAACCGGTACCGCAGTCGAAGGCACGTAGTTTGCTAGTGTTATAGGACCCGAACCATCGACCAACTTACCTGCTCCACTATTTGCACCATCGCCTATAATTTGTATTACTTTGACCCACATGTAATCTGTAGTAGTTTCATCTCGAGTTGAAGTTAGCTGACCAGTTGGTAAAAAATAATAATTCTGTGGTGGCGCAAATTTAATCAAAGAACCAGGTGTTACGTACTGTAAATTACTTGAACTGAAGTAGCCGGTTTCTGTAGGTGCACCATACTGGTTATTAAAATAACCAGTTGTTTGATTAGTTGAATTTTTTACAGTTACCCAAGACAGCGACAAATTAGACAAAGTCGGTCTAGGATAATTTTGCATGTAGAAATTTTTAAAACTAGGACTTTGAACGATTGGTTCTATTTTTCCTTTTAGTGTTCCAAAGAAATCATTTCTTGTTGTAAATTTAAAATTAAGAGTCTGCTGACTTTGTTCTTCGTAGATAATTCCGTCATCGCAAAAAATATTAGTACTTGAATATTTTCCTGTTATGTCGCTTAGTTCAAAATACTTCGAAATGCCACTGCTGGATCTATTGATACTCTTTACTTTTAAAATATCTGTACCCACTGTTAAAGGACCAATCTGATAGTCCTCACCTGTGATCATGCGATTCTGTAGATAATAAGTCTGTGGTGCTTTTTGTTTTATAGAAGCAACAGATTCTGATCCAGAACTATTTGTTACTGTATATTGTAATGTCAGTGTTAGTTTAAGAGTGTTTAATTGTCCGCTCTTATTGTAATACGGAATAGAAACTGATATTCCGCTAACTTGTTCAGGCGTGATAGAATATGTTAATCCATTACTTTGTCTGTAGAATAAACGGAAGTTACCTTTAGGTAAGTTTCCAAAGCTACCATCTGCAAAATTTAAATCAATTTGATCATTTGCTCTTGTTGATACTGCATATAGATTTCTTATATCACTAGACAAACTATTATAGATAACATTGTTACCCACAGTCGAAGGAACTTTAGACCATAAAGTATTATAGGCTCCGTTAGTACCTTGTTGCCATAACCACACATCTGTATTGTTAATGTTGTTGGCGTTGATTCCAATTATCTCATCCGCTACAGGATTTGTAATTGAAAAATCACTGTAGTTTGTTGTACCTTGGCGGAAGTGGAAGAAGAAACCAGTGTTAGCAGATCCAGCACCTTGATTATCATTCTGAAATATAAAACTTAGTGTATTACCTGCCAATGGGGGATCTTCATAGATATAAGACTGTCCTGAAAACAAACTACCTACTATTTCAAAAGGCATGTTAGTTCCGTTTATAGAACTTTGGAATCCATAAACAGGAACATCTGTGTTAGCAGTATTCAAACGATACTGTTCTGTTGGAATTCCGTTTATCGTTGCTTTATCATAAGGCTGACCAAAGGTAAATGTGTTTGGCATAGCAGAATTCATAATGCTGATAAACTGTTGATACCAATTTGTGTTAGTAGGATCATTCCAGCCCACGATCTGATTTGCTAAATTAACTCCATTAGCATCTATAACGTTGTCTGTTGTTGTAACGGCAGTTATCTTTAAAAAGCCACTAGCAGGCACGTTGCGCACAGGATTATAGCTGACTAGCTGAGCTAGTCGTAATACGCTATCAGTGCGTTGTGCTGTTTCTAGGAAGTTTTCGCGAGCATTTAAATCAATACGAAAACTTAGGTTCTGACCAAGATAAGCAATAAGATCTACTAGGGCAATATACTCACTGCTGTCAATATAATCATTGAAATCCTCCGGATAATTTTCACGAAGGTATTGAATCATTACACGACGTAATGTGTCAAAATCGTATGAAGTAAAGTCTGAATTTTGAAAAGATTGGTAAATCTTTTTCCAATCTTCTGCGACGAGTAGTTGTGAATTAGTTGCTGGTATCATATATATTATCTGCCCTAGATAACATATTTATTGAAAAGTTTAAGTACGTATATTATTGTTGTACCAGCCCGAGCTCTTTATCAAAGGATAATTTAAGCACGTCAGTCTGGTTTGTTCCAACATAGGACAAGGTCGACTCTAACAACAGGCCATATGGCTCTTCAGTTAGGTTAATCGACACAGGAACCACTCTAGGATCAAAATTTAATATGCGATTAACGTCTTGTACAACTGCTTCTTTAAGTTGTTCTGTTAGAGGATCAAATATAACGTTCCATATAATCGTGCCAAAATTTGGATTCATAACACGCTCGCCTTGTCGTGTGCGGAACATGTTTAATATGTCCTGTTTGATTAGATCATAATCATATAACTTGGGATTGATCTTAGTTTCATCTACCGTGCTGAATCCTTTGTAAAACTGTGATGTTTGATTAGAAATCACAGGATTCCTATTTGTTGGGGTTATGACTAGATTCTTATATGGCATAGTGTTATTTATTGACCTGTTCTAACCGGGTTTCCTGAGCTGTCTGTTAAAACGCCGCCCGATCCAGTTGTAACTACGTTAGACGCAGTTGTAGTAGTTGCACCAGCATTTATTCCTTGAGTTGTAAACAAGTTTTTATAGTATGCGTATGCCGAAATACGTTGGGATAATCCGTTCGTACCGCCATTAACAAGAGCAGAAACAGAATTACAATCATCCCAGAATGCTGTAGTATCAGTATAAGGTTGTGTCATCGTTTTATTTTTAAATCCTATATTTTTAAAGACATTAAAAAAGAATAGGACGCTCTTTGCGGCTAACTCAATCTGTTCTACTAGTTCAGGTGAACCAACAACATCTTGTCCAAAGTATTTGGCCATAGATTGATATGTTTTTCTACCTGTACATTGTATGAATCCGCGGCCCTTGAATTTAACACCATCTCCTGATTGTGTATTACCAAGGTCTGAACGACCTTCGTATTCAGATCCACTTGCAAGTTCTTTAAGGTATATAAATCCGCCGCTTTCAACTTTACATTGTGCCATCCAGGCCGCTAGTTTGATAGGATCTGTAACTCCCCCGTTAATCAAAGTCTGTTTTAAGAAAGCTTCATTAGATGAGGCATTTTTTCCTAAAGGTTTTCCTATAGGATTATTATTAACAGGTACCGGTCCGCTTCCTGCAGTTG